TATCTTTATAGAAGTAACCACGAATTCTACAATGGTTCAGCACTTATTGTTGGTGGACAGTTTGCTTTTGACAACACCAACAATGCCAACAGAACACAGTTTACGGTTGCAGTTACCACAGATGGTACATCAGTTGAAGCCAGTTCAAATGACGATGTGCAATTTAAGATCGATGGTAACGACGGTGGTGCGATCACATTCAACAACGCATACAAGTTCCCGACCGCAGATGGTTCTGTTGACCAGTTCCTCAAGACGGACGGTTCAGGAAACCTAAGTTTCGCCACAGTATCTACAAATTCAATATCACAACTTAACTCTAATGTTACGGTAACAGATTCAGGCACAGGTTCAATCACCATAGACGCGGACGGTGGCACCATAATCACCATGAACGCAACCACGGTGCTGGACGCCTCCGCAACAACCAACGCAGTGAGACTGCCCAACGGAACCACGGCACAGAGACCAAGCGGATCCGTGGGTATGATACGTTACAACAGTAGCACAGACACCATAGAGGGCTACACCACAGCGGGCGGATGGGCGCAACTGGGCGCCACCACTGCGACGGCGGAGAACACGGACGACACATCAACAGGTGACGGCTCGGCCATAAGCACCACGCAGAGTGTTATAGACCAGTTCGTCACAAGCAGTTTCGATTCCGCATGGTACCTAACTGTGACCAGGGACGAGATCAACGACGAGGTGTCCACGGCCAAACACAGCCTTGTTCATAACGACACCACAGCATTCGTGGCCTCTTCACACATAACAGAATCAGACCCCACCAACGCATACCTAACAGCACAGGCGGACGTAGATAGTGGCAATGTGAGACTGCTGGGCACGGGCGGATCGGTCGTGAACTCAGTGAGCTTCTACCGTATAGCGGTGGGTGACAACACTACCGCGGGCACGACGGGTAACGTCACAACTGCCATTAACCTGGACGTGGATTCCGCCGCAGAGAAGATAGACGGATTCGCTCTGGCATCCGCGAGGGGTGCCAAGTATTACATCTCAGTCAACAATACCACAACGGGAGAACTGTCCAACACTGAAGCATTAGTGGTGCACGATGGATCAAACGCATACATATCACAGTACGGCAACGTAAACACCGGCAACAATGACCTGATCACGCTGACCGCGGAGATCGATTCAACGGAAGTGATTTTGAAAGCATCCGCACAAGCACCCAACTGCAGGGTCACGGTGTACAGGATACTGCTGGCGGATGACGAATCACCATCAACGGGAGACAACATCAACGTGGTGGAGGCCACTTCAGTTGATTCCGGAGCCACAACCGTGGACAGTTTCTCCACAACCGCCTATACGGGCGCTTTCTACGTGTTCACAGGCTACAACGCCACGGAGGGGGCGGCATCAATACAGGAGGTAATGGTGGTGGCCAACGACGAGGCCTACGTCACACAGGGACCTATAGTCAACAGCAAGGGCACAGACCAACTCTCATTCACGGCATCACTGAGCGGCACGACAGTAACGGTGCAGGCCGCATCCACATCAGGCGCCAGCACACTAGTCAACGGCTACAGGGTACACATGCTGAGGGGATCAGCGGGTGCGTCCACGGCGGACACGGTGTTGGTATCAACAGAGCAGACAATCACCGGGGACAAAACGTTTTCAGGAATCACATCCTTAGGGATGATCAAGGAAGGCGGCACTGTTAGCGCAACTGCGTCCACAGGCACAATAAATTATGACGCAAAAACACAGACTGTGCTATATTACACCACAGATGCTTCTGGCAACTGGACCATAAATCTAAGGGGAGATGCTTCGAACAGCATGAATTCGATAATGTCAACAGGACAGGTCACCACCGTGACGTTCCTGGCCACCAACGGTGCGACTCCCTACTACAACTCCACCGTGCAGGTCGACGGAACCACTTCTGGCGTCACAACAAAATGGCAGGGTGGTGTGGCCCCTTCCGGTGGTAACGCAGATTCGGTCGATGTCTACACATACAGCGTGATAAAGACCGGCGATGCCGCTTTCACAGTGCTGGCCAGCGTAAACAGGTATGCTTAGGAAAAATAGATGCCACTTTTATCAACACTAGGGACAGGATCGGCCAAGGGATTTGGACATCGTAAACCTGTGCGTCGTGTCAACAAGGACCTGGTCCTACACCTGGATCCTGCCAATGCCAGTTGTTTCAAATCAGGAGACACTACAGCCACGAACCTGGTCACAGGCAACAGTGTGACGGGGGCCTCGGGAACCCCAGGAACGGGCACACACACGCCCAACACAGCCAACTTCCCGGCATATTCTTCCAGCAACGGCGGCGTGTTCGATTTCGCGGGGGGCCGGGGAATGAACGTTGAAGAGGACCTGGGTTCTAACACGTCCATGACCATAGACATGTGGGTCAACAAACTCAACGATATCACCACAGACTATCTCACCGATGCCAGGAACGACGGTGGGGTTTGGTTCCTAACCAATTACGTGAGCCACAACATCAACTGGAATAGCGACACCGCGTACAATTTTGAGACACCATACAACGCATCAGCAAACGGGCTGTTGAATCAATGGTTACACATCGCATTAACAGGGACCACCGGAGGCACAGGCAAACTTTATGTCAATGGCGTTGAGGTCAATCCCTATTCCATACAAACCACAATGGCTTCTTGTAAATTTGGTAAAAATTTCAGGATTGGCACAAGATTTACTACCAGTGCTCAATGGGCAGGTTACATGGGACCTATCAAACTATACAGTGTTGAACTCAGCGCGGGTCAGGTGCGCAGGAACTTCGAAGCGGATCGCATGCGATTCGCAGTCTAATCATACTATAAGATCTAATATAGTCTGTAACTTACCTTTTATGGATTTGTTGTTGAGGGTGTTCCTCAGACCCATGTGCAGGTTCTTGGGCCAGCACTCGAACGCCGTCCAGCAGTAGCCGGAATGTTCCGCATTTATTTTTGGTATGAATTCTGACTCTATGGCTATGAGGTAGGTGTGGAAGAAGAACTTCTGATCGTTTGACGTGAACATCTCCAACGGTATCACCTTCTTGAACTTGGGAGTGTCACCCACTTCTTCCTGTATCTCACGCTTCAGTCCCTCGAATGCTGATTCAGTGTACTTGGCCTGTCCGCCCACCAATCCCCACATGCCCTGTGTCTTCTTGTCGGTGCGTTGTAGGAACAGGAAACGCTTGGTGGAAGTGCTGTAGAAGAGTGCGCCCGAACAGACTATGTTTTCTTTCATATCTTATTATAACAACTTATGTGTGTTTTATCAAGGGGTGGTTGCGTCTGTGCTGGCGTCGTAATTTGATGAATTACCGTCCAACACTATGCTCCAATTACCCGCTGTGTACACGCCCTCATATGATTTGACCCATTCCGTGCCATTGAATCTGTACTGTATACCGGTGTTGAGATTGGTCACGTAGTGCTGTGTTGAGTCTGGATTACTAGCATCAAACGCCACGTTCCATTTTGAGGTCGTGCTGTTGTACTCTATGATGTCACCCACACTGGCCACCAGTGTGCCCCACGTGGAACTTTGGAAACTGGCAGTGCTGTCACCAACGTCGTTGATCACAAGGTACCTGTCACCGTTGGCGGGTGTGCCTGGATCAAACGTGGCTGGGTTTATAATCTTCTTGACCGCGGTCAGTGAGTTAGAAGGGATCGTGTCTGAATCAATGCTGTAGAGCAGGATAGTGTCATCCAGTGTGGTTGTGGCGATGGTCCCCACAATCTCATTTCCGTTTGGCTGTTTCAATCTGATCTGTGAAGTGCCGTTTGTGACCTTGCCATACTGATCAAGCAGTAATTTCCAGTTGACAGCGGGACCAAACGTTTCAAATGGGTCATAGTTTGACGGTTCATTGGCACCTGTGTGAAATCCGTCACCACCGGAACTTACATTGACTCCCGTGGTACCCAACAATCTCAGTTGATTACCTGTGACCAACAGTCCAAAGTTGTTTGGTGTCACGTAACTCCTAGACATCAGTTCTCCATCTATCAAACCTTTGGCTATGCCGCCGTCGTCGTCGTATATGCTCATTATGATCTTCTGTACCACGCCCAGTTTCTTGACTTTGACGGGCGGTGACAGCCAAATTGGCATGCTGAACGTCAGTGTGGCCACGTCTATCTCTGAATCCGCGCCCACCGGTATGGTCCTTGAACTGAATGTGGTGCCAGTCAACTCAACGTAACTGAGGCTGGTCCAGTCTATGTAGTTGTCTGACTTCTGTATCTCGAAGTCTGGATTGAACAGGTATAATATCTGTTCCATGATCTGCAGTTTCTGATCTGTGTTTGAACTCCATATGTCCGCTGTGACTTCTAGCCTAAACGGTGATGGCATGACTTTCTCTACAGTGTAACCAGCACCCAGTTGGTTGGTGTATTCACCTGTGCTCTCATTGTAGTCACGCTCTCGGAGATGCTGTTTCTCTATGTGGTAGGGATTCTGCATCCTGTCCCTGTCGTAGTTCAACTCCCTAACGTAACAGGCTATCCTAGGTGCGTACTGTAGTGCGTTCTCTGAATTGTTCCTGATGATGTTGGCCACCTGTCTTGTGGGATCTCCGTAGGTCACAGGTACCGCCCTCAACTGAACAGAACCATCTGCGCCCTTGCCCGTCTCCACTGAGAAGTTACTCAATATCCTTATGAATTGAGTTAGGAACTTCCTGACTTGTCCTTCGTAAAAGTGTAGCATTATATTGTTACCTTACTGTTTCTTTTTAAATTCCACACTTTCAGTTGCTTGTCTCCTCGTAATAGGGCGGCAATGAATCTGCCAACACCCATTATTATTTCACCATCACTGGAAATTGAAGGCTTGGCTGTCGCCGCGGGCATGTTCATGTATTTCACATATCTTTGTGGATTTCTGTCAAACTGTTTTGTGGAGTCTGACTTAAAATTGGTTTTCCATTTTTTATTGATAATATCTACCACCTGTTGTGGGGTTCTGGAAATAGTGTCTTGATTTTCTTGATTTTGCAACAGCGTTTGTATCGAAACTATCTGAGGAGCGTTAGACTGCAGGTCTAATCCATTTACAAAACTCAAACCATCCTGGCTGGGTTGTTTTAACACCCACTCATCTGCCATTTCGTCCTGCAGTGCTTGTGGCCAATTTTTGGCCACCATAGCATCTATAATGCTTTGACGATTTACAATTTCTTCAGTGATTTCGTTTATTTTCATTAATTATCCGCCTTTGGTTTTAGGGCATCAGTCAAGGCCTGTCTTTGCTCCACGGTCAATCCGTTTATCGTAGAACTGGTGGAGTTGTTGACGAAACTTGTCTTGTAGTTTGCCCTAGAATCGTTGTTGGTTGTAGTTATTCTAACAGAATCTTCCACCTTGACCCATCTGGTGCCGTCATAACGGAACAACCTATTTGGTAGGTAATCCGTCCTCAGGAAGTAGTCTCCCGGGTCAACTCCCGAAGTCGGAAATGATATACCGAATCCTGCAGGATTACCGTTGGGTGCTACACCGTCACCGTCTAGGTAGAAACCATAGTGTGAACTGGCCGGGGTGTCGATCACGGCGTTTACCGTGTTGTCACTGCTGGCCCTCTGTGCCTCAGTGTTGACATTCTCCGTCCTAATGTTGCCGCGTTCGTCTATTGGGGCAACATAATACTGTTTGTAGTTGAAACCTGATTTTGGAGCATCCTGTTCTGCCTGTGCCACAATCTGATCGTTGATGGTCTTCTCTCTATTGTAGGTGCTCATGTAACTGGCCATGGATCCTGCCGTCGTGGCATCACCGATTATGTCCTTGAATTCCTGAGAATCTACCAAAGTCTTCATCTTCAATCTCAGTAGGTGTGGCCACCAAGTCTGTGAGAATCCCTCCGCGGCCCTGTTGACGTCTTCCACTACGTAGTATCTCTTCAGTGCTATGGGTATGCTCTCATCCAATGAGTAATCTTCCTTCATGTGTGGGAACTCTATGACATCTCCCGCCATGGGTTTCCTACCTATCCTCTCCACTATGTCATTAAGATGAACTGTCAGGAACAGTGTGTCGTTCTGCAGGAACATTCCAAACTGTGATAGGTTGAAATCCGCGTCCTGAACATTGTAGATGCCACGCACCACGTAAACATCATCAGAATATTTCCTATCCCTGTTCTCTAGGAACAGCAGATCCTGTATGGTGGTCTCGTTTAGATCACTGCCTGTGACCCTGGGTTGGCTGGGTGAAGCGGGTCCATCCTTGTTGGTGTCGCCCTGATCGTATGGTCCCAGGTATTTGTGGAAGTGTAGGTCCGTACCTCCCACCGTGAACATCTCCTTGATGTTGCGGTCAAAGAACTTGTAATCATTTCCCTTTTCAGGCTTGAAAATCGACAGTCTAGGCATATCATACATATTTATTGTATAGCTCAAACCAATAAATACGACTATGTCAGAACTTCAAACAGGACAACAGCAAATATTTGATTATGTGAAGAACAACCTCGGTGAGGGCATGATCGATGTGGAACTGGACCCAAAACACTACCAAACGGCACTGGAAAGGGCCACCAACAGATACAGGCAGAGATCATCAAACGCTGTTGAGGAATCATACGCATTCCTAGAATTGAAGAAAAATCAAAACAGTTATATTTTACCCGACGAAGTTATCAATGTGAGGAATCTCAATAGGAGGACCGTGGGGTCAAGGACAGAAGGCGGAGAGGGTGGAACACTGTTTGAGCCGTTCAACCTGGCCTACACCAACACCTATCTTTTGAGGGCGGGTGCCACGGGAGGTCTGGCAACCTATTACGCCTTCGCATCATACCAAGAACTAGTGGGCAAGATGTTTGGAAGTTTCATACAGTTCCACTTTGACGTGGCCACGAAGAAACTGACAATAACACAGAGACCACGGGCGGACAACGAGACCGTGTTGATGCACACCGACAACTACAGACCAGACATAACCTTATTCAAGGACATCTACGCCAAACCATGGATCAGGGACTACACCTTGGCCGTGTGCAAGGTCATGTTGGGTGAGGCCAGAGGCAAGTTCAACACTATAGCGGGACCACAGGGTGGAACCACACTGAACGGTGACGCACTCAAGAACGAAGGCAACGCTGAGATGGAGAGACTTGACCAAGAGATCGGCAACTTCCAAGAAGGTGGCACACCACACAGTTTTGTTATTGGTTAATTCCAGTCAGATCACATCTAAATAGTGTTGATGAAAAAATCCAATTACAAGAATTATTCTGACCTCACTTTAGATGAACTGGAAAAGTTGGTAGAGGAATTGGAAACGATGAGCATCAAGGCGTTGAAAGCACGAAAGAAAACCCTGAGGGCTTCAATACTGAGATCCGTGAGAAAAGCAATCAAAGAGATTGAAAAACGTCTGAAAAAATAGTATAATAATCCTATGCTGATAGGAGTGGTAGGATTGATAGGTTCTGGTAAAGA